AATGTTTTACCCCCTTTTTACTGTGCATCTGTGTATTTACATATAACATATTATAATATAAGGAGTTAGACTGCACAGAGACCTGCACAGTAGCGATTTTTTACTGTGCAGCTGTGCATAAAATATGTTAATTTTAGAGCCTCCTTTTTCTAATTATAAACAAAAGCCCAAATCTGACATTTTGTAATCAGATCTGGGCTAATTGCTATCATTTGGTTTGCCTATAGGCTTTCGTAGAGGGCACTATCATACTGCTAACTCCTATAGGCGAACCGCTTTCATTATGTCAATTTCCACCCGAGTGAATCCCTATACCAATACCACGTTTGAACCGCCCCATTCTTGAACGTTGATACCCTTTTTATCCTTCCGTCCGGGTCAATTCCGTAGGTTCTCGATATGTCTTGCTCGTTTCTTTTCTCCTCTGCGAGACGTGCCTCGTCTCTGATAAGATACTGCCTTTTATTGATTGGTTGCTTATAGGTGAAATCCTGGGCGGCTACATACTTCGCCAGCTTATCAACCCACCCGTTGCAAAGCTGGGCTTCTACATAACCGCGCCCGTACTTGTCTTTCGTTACCCCGGCGGTATACCCGTACCTTCGTATGAACTCCCATATAATGAAGACATGGCAATTGAGGCATACCGCCAAATCCATAAAACTAACTTTCTTCATGCACGATGCTTTTAATCTTTATATATTTGTAGTATGCCCCGGCTCTCGGCTTCTTCATAAACACGTCGCCATTGCTTACGTTCTTTAAGTCTTCGGGCATGCTCCACGCGCCCACCTCGTCTGCTACACTTTCGTGCACCTCTGCTATAATCACGTCTTCTATGCACGTGTAGCCCACTACCCTAATACCGATAAGGTATTCCACTTCGTCGACCCTTGCGGCCGTCCTATCGCCCCATTTAAGCTTATGGGGAAGCTTTGGTTCTTTAGTCATTTTCTTATTCTTGTTTTCGTTAAACACTCCATTACTCGTCGTACTCCCCATCGATGTTACGGGCTACGAATTTAGCTACGAGCCACAAGCCAGTTACCAAACCTGCTCCGATTGCTATTCCAAATAAACACATTAATGCTTCCATACCTTTTAAATTTTTGATGATACATTCTCCAAACCGTCTCCCATGCTCATGAGCTTCATACCTCCGTGCTTGCCCCGGATATAGGCGGCCTGTACATTGCCGTGCTCGTCCGTAGAGAATTGGATACCTTGCACGCCTTCGTGCTCCTCGATAAGCTCGCCTATCGTCTTATGCTTCGGGGCTTCCTCTACCGGCATCCCGGTCGGCTCCTCCAGCATCCCGGCGTTGCGGTATTCGTACGACAGAAACTCATCCTCGGACACGCCTATATCGTTGGCGCCCCAGTTCTGCCATCCGTCCGTGTGGTCAACCCCCATTATCACACCGTGCATGTCGTTCCAACCGACTACCACACCTGCAAACTCACCGTTCTTGCTGAATACCCCACGCCCTGCGTACAGCATCGCAAAATCTTTGTTTCTAATCATAATCTTCTGTTTTTAAATCGTTGATACAAATGTAACGCTTTCCCGTTACGTTGGTTCTTTCGTTAACACCATTTAAGCATTAAACTATCTTTCAGCGATAGCCCGTACTCTAATTGCTGTAGCTTGAAATTACGCTGTATGCTGTCCGCCACGTTCTGTACTACGGTGCAGCCTACCAGCAAGAGTAGGACTGCGATAACTGCTATTAACTTTTTCATTTCTTACTGTAAAATTCCATAAGTTCTTTAATACTCTGCATAAGCCCGTCTTGCGTCTGTTTCTTGCCATCCAGGGCTTTTATTATCTTCTCGTCTACCGTTCCCGTGGTTAAGATGTGATGAACGGTTACGGGGTACGTTTGCCCCTGGCGGTACAACCGGGAGTTGAACTGCATGTATAGTTCCAAGCTCCATGTATTGCCAAACCATATAAGCGTATGCCCACCTTTTTGTAGATTAAGCCCGTGTCCTGCGCTCGCCGGGTGCGTTACAAGCACTTTAATCTTTCCGGCATTCCACTCGGCTATCTGCTCGGGCTTCTCCAGCTTGACGGGCTTATAAGCCTTTAGCTTCTTCATTATGCGGTCGAGGTCGTGCTTGTATGAGTAGGCAACCAATACGGGCGAACCGTTCGCGGCCTCTACCAGCTCCTCGAGTTTCTCTAACTTCTCGTCGTGCAACTCGATAACCTTTCGGTCGGCATCATATATCGCGCCGTTTGCAAATTGCTGTAGCTTATTGGACAACGCTGCTGCACTTGCCGCGCTTATCGGCTCGTCCGAGTTAATAAGACCCAATACTTGTTCCTTCTCAAACTCCTTGTATTGTGCCAGCACTTTAGGGGGCAGCTCCACGCGGTCGTATATGTTAATGCGGTCGGGCATCTTCAAATAGTCCTCTGCTGTCATTGATATGGTTATGTCACTGATAAGGTCGCTTATTTGCCGCTCTGTTTCCTCCTGTGGGCTTTTCAGCGCATAACTGTACACTATATCACCGTTCCGTTTATCGGGTCTGAAAAACCTATCCCTGTACGCTGTGATTGATTTACCGAGCCTTTGCCCTTGGTCTATCAAATACATTTGAGCGAATAGGTCTATCAGTCCGTTTGGCGATGGCGTACCCGTCAACCCTACTACCCGGGGTATGAACTTCCGCACCTTTCTAAGGGCTTTAAAACGCTTTGAGTCGTGGTTCTTAAAACTGCTAAGCTCGTCGATAACAATCATATCATAGGGTAGTTTTATACCCCCGTACTCCATTACGAGCCAAACAATGTTATCACGGCTAATTGCGTATATGTCCGCTTTCTTCTCGTAGGCTTCCCGGCGTTGTTTAACTGTACCGTCGATAACGGAAATCGTCAAGTCCTTAAGGTGTGCCCATGCTTTAATCTCATCGCTCCATGTAACCTGCGTTACCTTCTTCGGGGCAATTACCAGGCAATTAGATATTATGCAATTGTCCAAAAGGTCTTTGATGGCGGTTAGGGTTGTTACTGTTTTCCCCAAGCCCATATCAAGGAACAACGCGCAAAACTCATGGTCTATGATATGAGCTACAGCTCTCTTTTGATAATCATGTAATTGCTTTCTTTCTAACATAACATTGATTTTATCATTGATAACTGGGTGCTGAACTCACGGAGAGCTGCAGGCGTTACGTGTCCTAATACTCTGTCGTAATCGGCCGTGCACTTGATGCGCTGCCCGTTGATTACTATTTCGGTGTGTCCTGCGATACACTTTAACTTTAAATCGACATAGTTTACCATAGCTTTATTACTCCATTAATTTTGTTTTATAGAATACACAAATGCTTTTGAAATCCTGCTCATCCGATACGTACCCCAGTGTTTTACGCGAGAGGAAATTAACATCACGGGTAATATCCTGCTGGAGCTGCTTTAGAATTTCCTCGGTGTTACCGAACTTATCATCACGGACATACAGCGCGCCCGACTTAATACCAAAGTACATACCTAAACGGTATTCGATTTCTTCTTTTAAACTTCTCTTTTTCACGATTTCTGTTTTTTAATTTGATGCTACAAGGATAACCCTTTTCCCGGTACGCTGTTTATTTCCTTAACATTTCTTAAGAAGAAACTTATTGCTGCGTCCCTGCTTTCCAAGTCGTCGATAATAAATACTTTGAAGCCTAAAGCCTCCAACTTGCTGTGTATCAGTAGTTGTATCTTGGTTGGTTTCTTACCCGTGGTCTTTATCTCGGCGAAGCCTACATACCCGCCCTGGCAAAGTATCATTCTATCCGGCAAACCTTTTATAAAGGTGGATAATAGTTTTATTACCCACACTTTTTTTGTTCGGTTAAGCTTCTCGGAGAATGTACGCTCTAAATCTTTTTCACTTATTATTTCCTTCATTTCTCAATTTGTTTTCAAATACCACTGTCTCGGCAAATTCCCCCGATTCGTGGTCTACTGTAGTTGTATAGATGTGCCCGTTATAATAGCCCCTATACTTTAAAACCTCTCCGTTATGTACTATTTCATCTCCGATACCGTACGCGTATTCTTGCCTGCTTATCATAGCGCGAATTGAATTCCTTTGTTTTCTAACTTATAATCGCATAAGACCTCCCGGTACGTTCCATCTGCACGCTTTGCCGACATATTACGGTAGACAAACTTGTTTCCTCTCATCCCAAAGTAACGGAGTAGTACGCCCTTCCCTACTATTATATAGTCGTGCTTCTCGTAGTACATACCTGTGAACCCTATCTTTAGCGAGCTTCTGTGATTGCCAAAAAGGTTGGTATACTTTAGTTTGAACGTTTTTGGCGGCAGGTGCCTTTCCGGGGTGTAAACCCATTGTTCGGACTTGGAAAGGTCTACGTACAAGTGGCATCCCTCTGCGTCGACACCCAAATACATATAGGGGGTGTTACCAGTCATGAACACCGAGTAACCGACATACTTACCGTTCCACTTCGTTCCCTCAATATAGAACGTTGCTGGCTTCTTTGTCTCGTCCAAGCAGAACACCGTTGTATCATCGCTTTCCTCGTCCTCTACGGGCTTTTCTGCCTCGGCTGGTGCAACTACCTTGGTTTCCTTTGAAACTTCCTTAGATAGCTCCGCAATGCGATATTTGCAAATGTGGATAATCTTTTCATAGTCCAGTTTTCTATCCTCGCCCTCTTTGGTACGCAATACGCGCTTCACTATATCCGCGTCCCAGGGGTTAAGGTTATACTCTTTCCAAATGTCCCACGGTTGTATCTTATGTTTAGCATAATCGGACTTGCCGATATTGTAATCTCTAACGTTGTTCATAATACATTATCACTTTTTCTGTTTTATACTCTGATTTAAAAAACTCTCTTGCGGCCTCCACGGCAGCGAATACTTGTTCCGTAGGGTTCACCGTTCTTGGCGGCTCGTTATCTATAATTATTCTTACTTTTAATATATGTACCATTGCTTTTTTAGTCCTCCAGGTTAATAACGTTCATTAGCTCCTGCATGCTCGTTTCTGTAAGTTGGCGCGTGTAGGTCTGCCCCAGCATACCGATAAACGGTTTGCCATCTACGTACATAATGCGCGATACGTGTTCAACGTTAATAAACTCTACTTGCAATTCACCCTTAACTACGAACGCTAGTTCAATAAAATTTCCACTTTTCATAATTTTTCTTTTTAAAATTGTATATACAAAAACACTTCTTTAATTTTCCAATGCTTCGACCATTTTCCTAAGCTCCCCACGGCTCAGGGCGATACTGAAAACCTCCGTTAACTTCTCCGTGATTATCCAGGAGCCAGTAAGCTTTTGGAAATACGCTTCGTTGTTGCTCGGGTTGTTTAGGTTGACCGTCTCGCCCTTACCGGGCTTGTATTCTGCAAGGCTTGCAAGCGTTACGGCGGCTTCCTCGGGTGTACCTAAATAGACTTTCATAATATACCTTTCGGTCTCGCGCGTTATCGCCTCGATGGTTATTTCCCCATTGGTATCAACCAATTTGCAAACGCCCATGCGGAAGGACTTTAATACATAGGGCTTACCTTGACTTGTAATCTGTGAAAACATTGATACACTTGTAAGAATTAACACTGCTAATACTACTAACTTTTTCATAATCATTTGTTTTTAAATTGTTATTATTTCCTTTTGACATTACAAACATACGGCAAATAACGATAGGTTGTATATTCTGTTAACGCCATTTAAGAAATAAATTTCATTTAGTTATTCTGTTAACAGTTGGTTAACATTTGGGGGCTTTTACACCCCCTCTCTGTTATCACTAATTAACAATACGCTCAAACCCTCGTACGCGTCCGATACCTGCGACGGTTTTGCCATTCGCTGCGCGTTGCCACCCTTGTACCTTAGACATGATAGCGGCTATCTCGCGGCTCTCCTTAGTTGTTACGCGCCCTACTTCCATCTCGAACACATCTGTAGCTATTTGCATAATAGATACGAAGTCCATCTTTTCCAGTGTAAAATCTTCCGGGTCTATCTTTGATGCGTCGTACTCTCTAAAGTACATGCGCCTTTCGTTCACAAACATTCGTCTCCAGTCTGTAGGCACGCGCATATTCAAATACGCCTCTACTGATGCGGTACGGGGGTCTGCCTCGAAATGCTCTTCCCGTCCTTTCTCGGCGATTTCCTCGGCTTCACGAGATAGCAATGTACTTACTTTGCAGAAATACATCTGCACGGCTTCAGCCCATAGCTGGTCTACGTAATCGTCGAAACTCTTCTCAAAGATAAGGTGCGTATTAGCGTTTGCCTTGACCTTCACGGGCAAAAAGCGCCTGCCACCCGTATCGTCCTTTAGAAATTCGTCCCTGTTCGTCGTACCTATAAAGATACACTGCCTGGGAAAGTTCTTAGTGACACGCCCGTATGCTGGTCTGTAGCTGTCCTCTGTTTTGGAGATGAAATTTTTAACGCCCTCAACTTCTGAACGTCTCATTGCTGACAACTCGGCAACCTCCAATATCCAGTTACCCTGCAATTGTTCAAACGCGCCCTTACCGTCCATGCTTGAAAGGCTATCAGAGAACCAGTGTTTACCCAGCTTTCGGATGAATGTGCTTTTTCCTGCGCCCTGCTCGGACTGTAACACTAACATGCTGTCGAACTTGCAGCCCTTTTGGAATATACGCTTAACCGCGCCCACCATCATGATACGGAATGCCTCTCGGGTGTATATGTTATCTTCCGCTCCCATGATGTGAATTAAAGCCCTATCAACTCTTTCGATACCGTCCCATTTCAATTTGGTTAGGTATTCCTGCACGGGGTGGAATGAATTCATTTCCGCGGATAGTGCTATAGCATCGTCAATCTTTGCGCTATTCGATATGCCGTAAACGTCTTCGATGTGTTTACGTACTCCCGAGTAGTCCACATCCTGGAAGTCCAAAGAACTATCCTTTGCGCGCCATAGGGGGACACGAGTAACAACCCGGCGTTCTTTAAATAGGTCGCGAGCGATAAGCCCCTTTAAATTCGGGTCATACTTCATGATTAGGCCCAAATTCTTCGCGGATGGTAGGTAAGCGCCGCGCTTATCGGTTTCCAACTTCGCCATAGCGTCCTCATACGTTGTCGCCACGTCGGCGTCTGTCGCTTCCTCTACTTCTATTACATCGTCGAAATCGTCCATTATTTCGCCAGCCTTAACCGCCAACATTCGGG